CTTGCGGTATGGCGCGCTGAGTATTGATGACGGACGTTCAGATACGGATAACGCTTTTTATGCGCCAGGTATTAACGCACCAGACCAACCTGCTTTTTGCGGAGCGTTTACACCTACTAGCCAAGCTCGCTTCGGTGTTTATGCAGGTATCCCCAACGGCACGCCATTTCGTCCGAATTGGAAGGTAATCTCAACGCTAAAAGAATGGCAAGAAAGAGACAATGATCAATTTAAACAAGCGCGAACCGATATTAAAAAATATGTTGATCCTTACTTGCGCGAAGTCCATCCGTATGGAGAAAACAAGCCTGGCTCTATTGGTTCAGGTATGCCTGGAACAGGTGTCAATTTTGCCAGACGCGTGGGCATCGTCGCGCTTAATGGCGCAGATCACGATCTAACCGTAGTAAATGAAAACAAATTGCCACCACGTTGGGCTAACCTCACCACAGAACGAGAGGTCAACGTTGGAGATACGATTAGGGTTCGATTTGGTAAAGGTCGTCAAGAAGTAAAACCTTTTAGTGCCATTGGCGATTCTGAACCACCGGAAGTAGAAGATGTCCGCACAGCAATAGAGAGCGAACTATCCCGCTGGGATTCTGAATTTGCAATTGGCGCCACATTCATGATTGGCCGCACAATGTGGCAAGTGTACGACAGAACGCAAGGGCCATATGACGTAAAAGCACACAAGGGCGACGGTTTTACCGTAAAAATGCGTTGCATTGAGGCATGGAGCGAAAGTCAGCGCAAGATCGGCATTGTCGCTAAAGATGCAATCGAGACCGAAAGCCGCTTGCGTTACAGCGATATTTCAGAGGCTTTCTACCCAATTTTGCGTTACGAGGCTGCAACAATACAAAATACACGCCGCACTGAAGTTACAGAAATCGGCATCAAAAGTAATGTATGGGCAAAGTTAAATAATTTGTGTAATTTTAACACAATACCAACACCAGGTAAATTAGCCAAAGACAAAGAACCGAAAGGCTTCAACGCGCGTAATGTTCTTTTAGAAACTGGCTACGTCAACAAATATGTTCACCGCATGTCGTTCTTCGCGCTTGATGTGCGTCCCAGTAATGTTGACGCAGTTCGTGATGCAACGCGTAATGAAGGCTGGACAAATCTTGGCAGTTATCTGTTCGCGGTTTTGGGATCGTCACCTAAAGACTTGTATTCGTTTATTCGAGTTACTCACGCAAACAAATCACAGCTTGAGTTTCGTTTTCGTCCCGTCAACAGTGCGTGGTTTGCGCAGCAAAGCGGTGGCGTAGGCGAAGTGTTCGTTTTGGACGGTGGCGCTACACCTTACAAGGAATGGTCATTTAATACATATATGGGCACATTTCGCATTGGTGGGCGTGGATATTTTGCGCGCCCGATTGATTACTTTACGCACCGCGAAATGGCAGTAAAACCAGATCAAATTAATCCCAACCGTGATGAATACATTGATGTGACTTACGGCTCATGGGAGCCTGACTACAGCCGCATTGACGTCACACCGAACGGCATTGAAAACATAGATACCGGCAGCTATGACGTGCCTTTTAACACAGTCAGCAATATCATGTCTTTGTTTTTTGGAGAAGATCCCTACTTTGATAATTTACCTGCAGGAACAAGACGAACAAAAGGCGGATGGACTGCCGCCAATCAACTGGATCGTTCTGTTGTTATGGAAATAACGGTAGAAGCGTTTGAACAATCTCTGCCTACAACACCTCGCAACCGCTGGTGGCGAATTGTCGAGGTAGATGTTGAATCTTTTACTGGCAGTTGGAACAACAACGATTCTTTCTTCAAGAGTGCAAGAACAAAAGCTGGCGTACAGCATCGCTTCCACTATCTAGTTTCTATTCCATCTAAATATACGGAGTCGCCTGAAGCTGGCACAACCACGCGTTTGTTTGAACGCTACAGCGGTATCGCCGAAGTTTCCCATTACGGCGACCTTGTAACCCGTAGCTGTGATGCCGGCCCAGAGCACGAAATCGTTTACGTCAACGAAAGCTTGTCAGAGCAACCGATTCCGGAGTACACCAACTGCGCTGTTGCTGGTTTGAAGCTGCGTTCAAGCGACAACTTCACACAGCTAGACCAATTGCGCTGCTTCATGGCAGAAGGCATTGAAGTGACCCGCCTAAACGATGGATCAGTTGGTCCCAGCAATTTGCTTTCTGATCTCATCTGGTACATGCTGACCGATAAAGATACAGGATCTGGTGAGCTGATCAATGCTGGCTTGATTGATCGAGATGGCCTGGTAACAGCGGGTCGCTATTTGGAAGCCAACCAATTGTTCTTTGATGATGCTGTTGCAGATTCCGTCAACATCAGAACATGGCTAGGTAATATCGCGCCAACAATGCTTTGCAACCTTTCCCAGAAAAATGGGCGTTTTGCAATGGAGCCAGCGCTGCCATACGACGCCGGTTATCGAATTGACGCATCACGGTCTATTGAAATCAAAGGAATGTTTACTGATGGCAACATCATCGAAGACAGCCTGAACATTGAATGGCTTGACCTGGAACAACGCAACATGTTCCAAGCAGCTGTTATCTACCGCTGGACAGGGTTGAATAAGTTGCCTGAACAACGCACAATTGTTGTTCGTTACAACGAATCAGGCTCTGCCGATCTACCGCTAGAGGAATTTGACGTTCAGCACATTACCAGCGACGACCATGCCCTGAAGATGGCGCGTTACTTTTTGGCGCTGCGCAAATACGTCACTCACACGATTACATTTCAAACGCTGCCGTGGGGATTGTCGTTGGCACCTGGTGACTTCATTCGGGTTTCGACTGAGATGAGCCCCTACTCGCCAGCAAACAACGGCATCGTCAAAACTGATGGCACGGTGATTTCCGTATCCGCGTTGTCTGATGGTAATTACAGCGTTTATTACTGGGAGCGTGATCAGCAAGAAGTAAATAGCGGCACACTTCAGATTTCAGGCGGCGTCGCCCAAAGCATCCGCAACGCCGTATTCTCAGTGATCAATCAAAACGTAAATGAAGAGGTCTACCAAATTGAGGCGATTGATCTGAACGAGGATGGTATTGTCACGATCAAAGGCAGCAACTACCCAGTGGATGCCGCCAACCGTAGTTTGATCGCACGCGACGTTTTAGACTTGGACAACAGGTTTGAAGTCATTGGAGCAATCGACGACTGATGGCCTTCCCCGCTTACGCCCCAACTGCTCGCAGCTTCCAAGCTGGCGACTATTCATATAAAACGTTTCAGTCGCAAAGCGGCAAGGAGATCCGCATCCTGTATGGCGACAAGCGCACCGGCATGACCTTGGATTTGTCCTACGACAACATCGCCGATACACAAGCGGACGATTTTATCACCCATTACGACGAAACAAAGGGCGGTTTCAGCAGCTTCACTCTGCCGGCTGCGTTCCGCACTGGTTGGAGCGGCAACACTTCTGCAATTGATGCCGCCAGCGGCAATCAGTGGAGATACGAGCAACCGCCTGCAATTAGGTCAGTGCGACCTGGTATCAGTAGCGTTACAGTAAGACTGGTGGGCGTCCTCTGATGGCAAAAATCTATACCGGACGGGATGGGCGCCTGTTGCTTGACGGCACCGAACAGATCAAGGTCACCAACTGGTCGATGACAGGCAACCTTGAAACGCTTGAAACCACCAGCCTTGGCGACAGCCAACGCACCTATGTACCTGGTGTGCAGGAATTCAACGGTAGCGCAACACTGTTGTACTACAACGATGGTGCTGGACGCAACGACGCCGCAACAGCACTGAAAAAAGTGCTGAAAATCGGCAGCGTATCTGAAGCCGACACTGTTGATATGCGTTTGCGCCTAGTCGATGGCAGCACCAATCACGATGTTCGACTGACTACATACATCACCAACGTTACATTTGGCGCCAGCGTCGGTGAGGTTAGCTCTGCTCAAATCACCTTCCAAGGCACTGGAGCGCTGACAGCGGTGACAATCTAATGGGCATCTATCTTGGCAATATCGGAAACATTGAGCTGACCCGTAAATCATTGGAGGGCAGCAAGGATTCCGTTGTAAATCCAAGCGATGTCAACGCCTCCCGCGATCGTTTTAGTTTTGATTTTGATCCAAGCTATTTGATTAGCGGCGATCTAATTGAAATTGCCACTACCGATGGCACTGATTTGGATTTTGTTGATGCCACTGGCTGGGCAAACAATACGGTGCAATCTAGCGGCAACTGGTATGCCTTCATTGATGAGCTTGGCGGGATCCGCCTTTACACAAATTTCGATGACAGCCTTGAGGGTGGAAGCACTGGGCTTGTTCCTTTAAATGCTATTGCTCGCAACATACCGATTAAGGTAACCGTTCGCGATCGTGACGCCAGATTACTGGGTTGCGTTTCCGACTACGAAATTAACACCACACGCGAAACTGTAGACATTACTGTTTTAAGCGATGAATATAGACAGCAGTACAGCAGCTTGATCAGCGGCAGCGGTCGCCTTACCGCGCAATGGGATTATGTGAAAGAAGGCGACACTGAGCCGGTCAATTATTTAATGCAATTGGTATTGCGGACAGAAATTGGCTCGTCATTTCACGCTAAATTTTATATCAAATCAGCTGGTACGCGCGCGTCTGCAGGTTCTTTTGAGTCAACACAAATCAACGACGCACTGTGGTGGGAATTTGATGGCTTGATTACCAGCAGCGCGACCAGCTTTGCGTCGGGTGACATTATTGTGAGTTCTGTTGATTTTGTGGCCACTGGCCCGATCAGGCTGCGGGCGAAAACACGCACAACTGAATATTTGCTGCAAGAATCTGGAGACAAGATCAAGCTTGAGCAAGATGCCACATCATTCTTGCTTTTGGAGCAATCCGACTGACACTAGAGTGGTGTCAGGCCATGCCCTGCATTCATAGCCTCGCAATCCAATGGCAGACCTCAGGATCACCGAACTGGCGGCTCTCTCAAGCGGTGACCTAGTTGCCGGTGATGAGCTAGCAGTAGCCGATATCAGCGCAAGCGAAACCAAGCGCATCACTGTATCGGACTTCACTGGCAAGGCTGTAACGCTAATTGCTGACGCCACCATCCCCGGCGCCAAGATTCTGTTTGGCAGTCAAGAAATTGCTGGCACTGCGCTGGAAGATGGCGCTGTTGATACGACCCAGTTAGCAGATGAAGCTGTAACGGCAGCCAAGCTAGCAAATGAATCAACCGTTGATCTGGTCACAACGCTGCCCGCTTCTGGTGCGTTTACTGGTCAGATCGCTTTAGACACCGATGACGACAAGGCATATATCTGGGACGGCAGCCAGTGGGTCAGCTTCAAGGCCGCCGGCAGCATTAACAGTGTCATTGGCAGCAGCAGCGGAGTTGTCAATATCAGCGTCAGCACCTCTGGCGATGAAGTTACAATTAGCACCACGCTGGATAACACCAGCGCTGCAGCGCAGTTTCTGGCTGGCCCTAGTGGCACGGCTGGCGCCGTCAGTTATCGCACGATTGTTTCCGCTGATTTGCCGACCGCTACAACATCCGCGAAGGGTGCTGTTGTTGTTAATGGCAATGGCTTGACGCTAAGTAGCGATCAAATTCAGATCGACAACACCGTTACCGCTAACACAAGCGAGTATCACTTAACGCAATACGACGTCAACGGTCTTGTTACTGCTGGCCGATTGATTATTGCCGCCGATCTGCCGGCAGCAACAACCGGATCAAAAGGTGCGGTATTCCCTGGAACAGGGCTACAGGTTGCTGGATCTGGGCAGCTTAATCACTTCAATGTTGCAACACCTGGCACTTACGGCAAGGTAACGATTGACGCTCAAGGCCATGTCACCGAAGGCGCAAGCCTGATTGCAGATGACATTCCTGAGCTTGACACCTCAAAAATCACTAGCGGTACATTTACCTCTGATCGGCTTGCGGAAAACAGTGTTACCGCATCGCAACTTGCTGATTACGGTATTGCGCAGATTGGTAGCAGTCAGCCCATCCCAGAATTTGCTGGTCAGTTATGGGTAAATCCAACTGATCGCACAGCATACGTCTGGGTTGGTCAAGTTAGTCCAGCGCAGGGTTATTACCTGCCACTGAATAACGAGTTTGGTGCGCAAGCAAACTTGCGTTTTGGTGGTACTTATAACGCCAACACCAACACGGTCGCCACGCTAAACACATACGGTGCTGGTGCAGGCTTAACCGTTGGTTCCGCGCTGACTGCGCCAACGGCTGCAAGTGCTGGTATTTATCTGCTTGTTACCACTGCGGGTACAGGCACAGCACCTGCACCTGCGGTTGCGCTTGATGTCGGCGACTGGATCTTGAGCCAAGGGCAAGGTACGACTTGGACGCACGTCAACTTGGTTGGTGCTGGCATCAGCGTGATTGACGCTGCTGATGTGACGTTTGATGGCAGCGCATTGTCGCCAGCCATGGGCGGCGTTGCTGATGCTGAGGCAGCACTTACAACACTTTGGGGTCGCGTGCAAATTGCTAGTTTGTCCACGCTTGGCATTGTGCTCGAAAGCACCGAGATCACAGTGAACAACAGCACTGGTGCAATGGCAGTTGGTGTTGTTGATGAAGGCACCTACTGAGTCGTGGCATGTCTGGCTTTAATTACAACGGCGAAAACCTGCCTAAAGGTGGCGTAGAGGGTGAGCTGCTTGTAAAAGTCAGTGCTTCCGACTATTACGTGCAGTACAAGACGATCACTGAAATTTTGGCTGAATACGAATTTGAGATTGATGAGGGTGAATACTAGACTGAGCCGGTAACGCCGTCCCGCAGGGAGTTAAGGCATGGCCACGTACAAGCACATTCGTAGCGCGACTGCAAATAAGCGCCCGACCACAAGCATTGCTGATGGTCAGCTTGCGATCAACACGAATACCGCAAGCCCCGGACTGTTTTTCAAAGATTCTGCCGGTACTGGCATCGTAAAAGTCGGTCCGGTCCACGTTGGTAGCACTGCACCTAATTCAACGCCAGCAGCAGGCGGCAGCAGCGGCAACTATCTCGGTGAACAGTGGCTGGATACAAGCGTATCGCCCGCTCAGATGAAGGTATGGAACGGCAGCGCATGGGTTGGTGTTGTTGCCGACGAACTACCAGTTAGCAAACTGCAAGACGGCTCCGCCCGTCAATTGCTGCAAACCGATGCAGCCGGCACTGGTGTTGAGTGGACCAGCAACGTTGATGTACCTGGCACGCTGGATGTTACTGGCGCCACCACGCTGGATTCAACGCTGACCGTACCGCTGGGCAGTGCTGCGGCACCAACGCTGCGGTTTACTGGCGATACCAACACCGGCATCTACTCCCCCGGCGCAGATCAAGTAGCCATCTCGACTAATGGCACTGGGCGGTTGTTTGTTGATGCGAGTGGGAATGTT